CCAGCCTTGCTTACGGCATCAAGCGTACCGGTGACAAGAGTAGTTTTCCAACTGATCTGACAGATATTACCAACTCTGGTAGTAGCTGACGGAGTAGCTGCCGTAAGTGTTGCACCTTCTTCTTTGTGGTTATCAGCCGCAGCAGAAAGTGAATCGGTTTGCCATTCATGATTTACGGCAATCGCGTCCGTGCGACTACCCATCGACATGAAAGGCGTGTCTGTTGGAGAGATGTCATAGATAACATTCTCCAAGTCTTCTCGCAAACCCTTCGCTGTAAACGAAGTGTATGTGCCTGTTGGTTGTGCCATTTTACTTTTTCCTTAGGTTGAAAGTTAGTTTATCATATCCAGAAACACGTTTGCGGCATCTCTTTGGTGTCCCGTCTGTGACAATCTTTCTCGTTTAGCCTGCACAGCTTTCCTGCCTCGTTGAGCTTTTGTCTGTGGTGTACCAGATTTAACGACCTTTGGAACAGTTTTGGTTTTCTTAGAAGGAGCCGTAGAGCCCTTATCCGCCATCATTGCTTTGTGGAGAATAAGCACAACTCTGTGATCGGTTATTCCATCTACATCTTCCGCTGAGAAACCTTCATTAATCGCGTAAGTTCTAATTTGGTCTCTCAAGTTCGAAGAGGGGTCGGCATACTCTGGAAGTTTCTCCGTAAGGGTAACTGCTTCTTTTTGAAGTTTATCCTGTAGAAAAACCTTTGTATCCTCTGTTGCCTGTTGATGTACTCGTGCTTGTTCATTTTGAACAGCAGCGATTTTATCCTGAGCATCCTGTAGTTCTAGACGCTTCTCCATGTATTCCATAGGGTCCTCGGTTTTAAGAGTCGCCCAGTCAACAGCTTTGAAGCGTTCTATGTCAGCACCTTGCTGAGCAGATAATGTCTCAAGAGCTTTAGCGTATTGCCCTCTCTCACTCTGGACTGCCTCTAAGTTAGACTCATAGGCTTTCCGTTGTTCCGCCAGTGATTGCGATTTACGGGTATAATCCGCTTGCCGCTGATAGCCGTTCCGTAGTTCGTCTAGGGTGACCTCTTGTTCATTACCGTCAATCTTAACGGTATAAACCGCAGGGGTTTCTGTCTCAACTACTTCCTCGTCTATCCCTTCTTCATCGTCTTCCGATTGTTCATCGTCCGTAGCTTCTAAAGTTTCTTCTTCTACTTCATCCGACTCTTCAGCTAGTTGATCTTCAGATTGAACATCCTCGGTTTCTCCGATAGCTTGCTCTGGATTAGTGTTTTCCTCACTTCCAAACATGACATCGAACATACTAAGCTGTGGCTGTTCGACTTCCCCTTGGGGATTGGTCTGTGCCTCACTCATTTAATTTTCCTCTTTAACTGTTTTCAATTTTATGATTGTGGATTAAAGCTTCTAGGCTTCCTTTTATAGAACCTAAAGCATTTAGTCTTAGCCAACATTCTTCTCGCAAAGATGTATCTTCAGCTATGGTCCATTGAGATATTAAATCGTGTTCTAATTGTTTAACTGCGTACTGAAATACTTCATTGTTCAAGATTGCGCTGGCTTGACTGGCTCGTTCTCTAGAGTCCATGTTAACCTTTGCTGTTGCCTGCGATTTCACCCTTGGCAAATCTGTTTCCCGAACCTGCCGGAGCTGGTACTTTGCTATTTCCGCCTGCGGGTGGAACAGCCTTAGCTCCTACTTTACCAACCACATGACCTGAGTATTTTTCAGCCATCGTATATTCCTTTCCTTACCATTTTTTACAAGACCAATATCTTGCTGTTAATTTACCGGGTGGACTAGTGTCACATTTATGTCTAGCTCTAAAACTTTTTCTACGTTTAGGTTGATCCTTTTTAATACTCATATTAGGATCACCAAATCTGATTAGCTTTGTTTGACTACCTTGTTTAGCTAATACAGCAAACTTTTTGTTTTTATTGCTGGGAGTTCTTTTAGGTTTGTTATACCCTGAAAACCTTTCTCCTCTGTATTCGATCATGTTTTTATAATAAAGTTAATGGGTTGTACTTTTAAAACTGCAGTGCCTGCTGCAGCGCTAGCTGTTACAGCTGTGCCCAGAGAAAAACCTGATCCTACACCTACTGGAAAGTATGTTCTATAATCAGGAACTCTAAAGTCAGAACCAGATGTTCCAAAGACTGTTCCTATTATTGCGTATAAAGCAGAATAGGTAGATGTACTATACGCAGACCCGTCACAGATTAACCAATCGTTTACACCGCTAATTGTTGCAGTGGTTGGTATGCTATTAGACGCATACATCATAATAGAACCAGTTTCAAATCCTAGCCTGTTCATCTGGGCAGAGGTTTGCGTAACCGCCGTTGTGGCTAAGTTTGGAAACTGCGTCTTCATAACAGTTTTTATCAGTCTGAGGTGATCGTCACCTTCAGAGATATTATCGCTAGCTGTGGGAAGCGTGGTATTAAATTGGCTAATATAGCTAGCAGTCTCTACGGTCATGCCTAAGTCCTTTCCTTATTGTAGCATTATTTAGGAAGCGTGTCAAGGAATTTTGAGTTCCATTCCCAGTTTTCTCCCCAGAGAAGAGGACAGGCTTTTCCAACATCATTAGGTGGTATAATAATTACGTGGAAACTGCTATTACTTCCCAAGTATAACTGTGCTAAAGTGCCGTTAGAAACTATACCCATAGCCGCAATACTAGCTTCGTACTTTGTATTTAGTAAAGTTTCTGCTTTATCTCTATCATAGCATCTTAATTGATTCTCGTTAGCAGCAACGCTTGTGCTATACAGGAACAGAACCAATACGGCTAAAGTTAGTGAAATAGATTTAATCATTAAAGTATCGGCCAAACCGGTGAATTAGGATCTTCTGTATTAGCCGGTAAATCTCGAAGAGCTGCTCTATACGCAGTCTGGGCTTCTGTCATTGTTGGCGAGTCGCTTAAAGACCACCAATCTGTCGAAGCAAGAAGTGTGTCCCGGTGCTTACGAAGCGTTGACCATAGTTCAGCAGGCTCAATAACTGATTTAGTAAACACACTACCATCCCATATATCTCCCGGTCCACCCTCACCTGCATCAATGGCTTGATGATCTTCTGGTGCAGACCATTCACCCGGTGCATTAGTCCAATCATCAGGAACTATAGCAATATTTACCACTTTACCAGCTGCATCTATCACTGCTTTTTTCATACCCTGTCTCCTACTACCACGATGTAACTCTTAGTTGACCAGCTGCGCCTGCACCTGAGTTGGAAGCACCACCGCCGCCACCCCCAGCACCACCGGGGGCTGTTCCTGCAATACCTGCCGTACCGTTTGCAATACCTCCAGCCCCACCGTTTCCGCCATAGACACTTACACCGCCAGGTACACCTGTGCTTTGTTCTCCACCGCCGCCTCCGCCGCCGCCATACACAGATGCGCCACCGGCTCCAGCATCGGTTCCGTTTGATCCGCCGCCACCGGCACCACCACCAATTCCAGCCGCACCGCCAGCTCCTTCTTTACCCCCACCACCTCCTGCGAACCAGTTGGCTGTGCCAGCGTTGTTAATAGCACCACCTGCACCACCAAAGGTTCCACCATCGGCTCCTACATTACCACTTAATGTGCCACCTACTGAAGCAGGTGAGCCACCACCGCCTCCACCGCCACCACTTGTTTCGGATGCTCCTCCACCACCTCCATAAATAGTGAATTTTGAGCCTAGCGTAGTATTACCTCCTGCATTTCCATTTGTTGAATCACCCGTAATAGCTGTACCACCTGCTCCAATGGTTACGGTTTCTGTTGAACCTAGATCACTTATATTAAGAACAACCCATGAGTATGTTCCTCCGCCACCACCTGCGCCACCAATACCGCTAGATACTCTGCTACCAGAACCTCCGCCGCCCCATCCTTCTACAAGAGCAAGAGTCTTACCCGATGCTTTCGTCCATGTTCCACTAGATGTAAATGTTTGTATATCAGTTTCTGCAGCAGTTGCAAACGTAGGAGGAGCACCAGCGCCTGCTGATGTTAAAACCTGACCAGAACTACCAGTAGCAACAGCAGCGGGATTACCGGATGCGTCGTATGTGATAAGATTGCCATCTGTACCCGGAGCCATCTTAGCCAAGGTTACGGCGTCATTTACAATCTTAGCTGTAGTCACAGCGTCGTCTACAATCTTAGCTGTGGTCACGGATAGATTAGGAGGTGATCCACCCTGTACTAGAAAACCCGTCATATCGCTTGTCCTCTTAGTTTAATTATTTTAGACACTGGCAACCTCCGCTAACTCACCGATCCACCCGCCCTCTGGAGGCCATACATCAGAAAACTCTAGTCCATCAACATTGTCTGCAAGGTTTTGACACTCAGCGCGAGTCAGTCTGGAGGTGCCACAAAAGCCTTTTTTTTCTTCTCTATCCAAAGAGAGTCCACCCAAATGTTCTCTCATAACACCCCTGTCTACAATATTGTACTGTTCATATGCATCTCGAAATTCTTGTTCTTTCTCGACCAAACATATAAACCAAAATTGTCCAAAAACTCTTTCTCTTCCTTTAATCATTACGGTGTTCCTTCAGCCGTTGCTAACCACGGTTGAACTTTTGCCCAAACTCCGTCAAGTTCTTCTTTTGTCCAAGCAGTGTTATCTAAAAAACAACTATAGAATTTAGTGCCTGCACATAATATACCATATGTAACACCACTCGAAATTCTTGTAGGACCAGCACAAAGACCCAGGCGATCGCTTGGATCAGCACTGCCATTAGCTGAAATAGTGGGTGTAAATGTATCAGCGCCGCCAACTTGATCATACTCTCCATCTCGATAGTAAAAAGAACTACTACCGTTATTAAAAGAAAGAGCCAGCATATGAGGACCATTTGGTAACGCGTTGTCAACTACATTATAAAAACCATCAGAAGCGCTAAAACCTTTTCCTATATAAATTGATGGCGCGTATGCTGATCCGCCTTCAATCATAAAATTAAAACCGGTGAAATAACCAGAAGTAGGGTAGTTCGTTCCCATAAATGCTTGATGACCTTGCGCAGGATCTTGAATATAATTCAGCATAACACATACTGTAAATACTCCGGCAGAGGATTTACTAACATTTTGTACCCAACCCGGAAGACCAGCGGCTGTTCGAAAGAAATCTGCCCCGTCAAGAGAAAAGTATGTATTCGGTGACATATCACCAGCAGTTCCTACAAAAGTAGGCTCGTCTGAAGCTGATGAGCCGTCAAATCCTAGAGTGAAATCGTAATCATCTCTTTGAGCATTTCCAGATATATCAGACAAAATTTGACCCGTTCCCGGATAGCAGTTTGCGTCTGCCGAATCTATGACTATTCTCTCAGCATAACCAACCTTGCCTAGTCCCTCAAGAGTAGTATATAAACTTTCTCTACCACCTCCAGCAGATCTCTTTTCCGCATCTGGCCTTGCTGTAGGCCATAAGAGACGTTTGTCTCTGGGAGCAAGATTTGCCTTCTGAGCTTTGCCTAGACCCGGTTTAGCCGTGATGATTCCTGATGGAAGTGCCATTTTAGTAATTCATATATTCTGCAAAGACCATTGACTGTTTATTAACATGATGAGTACATCCTAAAACATCAGCAGCCATCAGTCGTATCGCACCGTCTGGGGCAGTTTTATCTATCAGAGTAACTGCTCCTTGTGCATCTGTTGCTGCCTGTGTATAAGCTGCAAGTACACCAGTTGTTACAACATACCAGTTGCCACTTCCACCGGGACGTACCCAAAGCACATGCTTTTCAGCAGTGACTGTTTCTTCAGCAGTGACAACAACGCTGGTCACAAGTGCTCCATCTGCTCCTGCTGTTAAAAGTGTAGTTGGGGAGACCGTTCCCGGATCCATCTCTGTGGATTGCGTCGATGCTCCAAAGGATATTCCAGCTGTCTTGGGGAGCTGTGGAAAGACCGCCTTATTTTGTGTTACTGCCATTTGTCGAGTTCCTTACGCGGTTAAGTTATAAAGTGATAATGCTGTAGCACATTCTATATCAGCTGTTACTATAGATGTTGTTACAGCAAGCGCTGCTATTTTACCAGTAGTTACAGCTAGATTTGCAACCTTTCCAGTGGTTACATTAACATCAGCGATCTTAGCCGTGGTTACAGCACCGTCTTCAAGATTTTCCGTGGCAACACTAGTAAGACTAGTACGACCTGAGAGAAACCCACTCATGTCTGTACCAAGTACGAAAGACTTGCCTCTAGGTGGCTAACAAGCTCT